CCGCCGAGCACGTCGCTGGCTTCCTTCAGTGCCCCGGTGAAGTTGCGCAGCAGGCTGATCGCCGTAGGCCCGAAGATCCGCGCCAGCTCGATGCCGAGCTCCTGCGTGGCAACCTGGAAATCCTTGATCGCCTGCTGGCCGGTCTGGAACTGTTCGTTGAGCTTGCCCAGCTGGGTGTCGTTGAGCTTGCCCAGCGCGCGCAGCACCACGTCGGTGGTGACCTTGCCCTCGGCAGCCAGATCTTTCAGCTCGCCGATCGTGACGCCGAGCTCTTTCGCGATCGCCTGCGCTGCCAGCGGCGCCTGCTCGCGGATCGCGCGCAGCTCTTCACCCTGCAGCACGCCGGAGGCCAGGCCCTGCTTCAGCTGGATCAGCGCGTTGCTGGTCTCCTGCGCCGTGGCGCCGCTGTTGCGGGCCGCAGCAGAGAAACCGATGAAGGCCTTCTCAAGCTCGGCCAGCGTGATGCCAGTGGGGCGCAGCGAGGCGTAGAGGCTGGCGAAGCTCTGCTCCGCTTCGGTGTTGCTCAGCCGCAGCGTCTTGGCAATGCGGTCGGTGGCTGCCAGCGCCGCGTTGTATTCGCCAAACTCATTGGCGAGCGCGCGCAGGCGCACCCGCGAGCTTTCTGCGTCCAGACCCACCTGCCCGATGCCCTGCACGCCGCGCCTGGCCAGATCAGCGCCCTGCACCGCCAAAGCGCCCGCGACGCCACCTGCAGCGCCCGCCAGCAAGGCCCCGCCGCGTGATAGGCCGCCCGATGACGATGCAGTGCTCTGGAAGCGCTGCAGCCGCCGCTCAGCGGCCTCGATGTCATTGGTCAGCAGCTTGAACTTCCGGCTGCCAAACTCAGCGTTATCGCGCAGCGCCTTCAGCGCGCCGACAGTCCGCTGCAGACCCGCGACGGTGTTGTTCGAGGCGCTGCCGAGCGCCTTGGTGGCGGTGTAGAGCTGATCAAGCGATCGCTTGCTGACGTTGCTCTGCTGGCTCAGCCCTTGCAGGTTGCGCTTCAGCTGGTCGAGCCCCGTGCCCTCCAGCTTTGCGGTGAACTTGATCGCCGTGTCGAGGGTCATCGCCATGGCTCAGCCCTCCCGGTTCATCGCTGCCAGCGCCGCGCCTTCCATCACCTGCAGATCCTCCAGGAGCGCGCGCTGGTCTTGCACTGAGTACATCTTAAAGAGCCAGGCCAGCACCGAGTAATCGAGGCCGATGGCCCCGCCAGCACTGGTGCGCCATTGCGTCTGCACCCGGCACCACATGTCGATCGCGTCCCAGTTCTCCGGCCACACCTCGAACTCATCCCGCTCCGGCTCCTCGATGATCACGCCGAACGCGGCCGCGTCATCGTCCAGCTGCTTGCCGCTGTCTTTCCCGCCGCCGGCCCAATGCTCGGCGGCGGCTATCAGTTTTTTCTCTTGCCCTTGCTGAGGCTGTCGAGCCAGCTGCTGACGACGGCCGCGGCCACCAGCGGCACGTTCAGCAGGTCGGCCTTGGCCTTCTCGCTGTAGGGCACCTCGCCGCCCTTGCCGTCCTGGATGCCGGACCAGCCGACCAGCACCTGATCGCAGAGCTCATCGTCGGTCAGGTCGCCCGACTGGATCTGATCCCAGATCTCGCGGATCCGCGCCTGTGGCAGCCGCTTGAACTCGGCGTCGAAGGTCTGTTTGTCGAACCGGCCACCGTCGATGGGGAACTCGACGGTGACCGGCCAGGTGTACGACTCGCTCTGAGACAGAACGAATGCCATGCAGGGCTCCTATCAGGTGAAGGCCAGGCTGAACTCGTTGTTGCCGGCCGTGGTGGGCAGCGAAACGTAGGACAGGGTCAGCATTTGAATGCCGTCCTGGTCCGAATAGGTCGGCTGAGTCACGTCAGACTGGGGCGAGCTGAAGGTTACTCGGTTGCCGGCGGTGGTGCCGTGCAGGAAGGTCAGGTTTCCGGTGGTGGAGCCCAGCGCGATGGTGAAGTAGTCCTTCGTCGCGATGGTCGGCGCCTCGATCATCACCTCACCAGCGGGCCTGCGATCGGTGATCAGCACTTCCTTGGTGCAGCCGATCAGCTCGCGGTAGACGATCTCATTGGCGAGGTTGAAGCTCACCATGCTCAGGCAGCCGGAGTAGCTGAAGAACTGGAAGCTGGAGGTGTTGCCTTCCTTGAAGATCAGCGGGGTGGCCTGGTTGCTGTAGGTCACAGCAGGCTGCGCCGTATCGGTCGGGGCGTTGTAGATGCCCGTCATCTCGAACTGCAGCGTGGGGATCTGGCCCAGCTGGCAGTTCATCGTGACCGTGCCGCGGGCGCCGGTCAGTTTGTGCTGCACACCGTCCACGTTGTAGACGATCGTGCAGGAGCTGAAGCTGCTGCTCACTGGCGCGTAAGTCACCGAGGTGCTGGCGACGATCGTGGCCGACATCGCGCAGGACTTCAGCAGCGCGTCATAGCGGGGCGCCGTGCCGGCAGTGCCGGAGCCGGCCAGCTCAACCTCGAAGCTGCAGCGCACGCGGGTGTTGGCAAGCAGCTGGTCGCTGTTGCCGTAGTAGGGCCGGATCAGGTCGCGGCTCACCACGTCCGACTCGAGCGGGGTCACCTCAAGCGACCGCACCAGCACGGCATCGGTGCCGGCAGGCACGCTGTCGGTGCCGTAGGTGGCTTCAGTCTTCGCCAGGATCAGGCGTTTGCGGCTCAGGAGCGGCATTGCTCTCTACCTCGTCAGGTTGGGAGGGTTGGGCCGGCTCCGTCCGCTCGATGAGCTTCCGCTTGCCGGTTTTGGGGTCCAGCAGGTATTCGCCGCCTTGTCCCCAGTATTCGTCCACCATCGTAGCCATGATCAGCTCGCGAGATTTGTGACAGAGGTCCGATACAGCACACGATAGTCGCACTGGATCTCACCGGCTGCGCCATCAGCCTCGGTAAAGACGAAGGTGACATTCGTGGGTTGAACGTCGATCGCGTAGCCGCCCAGCGTCAGGTCGGCCATCAGCTTGCTGTGCAGGCTTTCGATGATCGGGTCGGCCTGCTGGTCCGGGATGGCCCCGCGCACGATCACACTGACCCGCACCGTCATCGACCAGTCGAGCGTTGGCAGGCTGGTGTTCTGCTGCGCCGTGTCGCTGATCGGCTCCACCACGATCGCCGGGCTCTCCTCACGCGCGATTGGTTCCACCCGCGTGCGGTAGATCCGCGTGCCGACGCCCGTGGTGTCGGTAAGCGCCGTGCGGACGGCAGCCAGGATGGTCTCGCGGCGGGTTGTCATCAGTAGTCGGTCTCCAGGTAGCAGCTCATCAGGGCGATGCCGATGACGCTGCTGGTGCCGCCGACGCTCATCCAGCCACGCTGGGTCAGGAGCGTGGTGGTGGTTGGCATGTTGGTGTTGATCGTGCCAGAAGCCGTGGCTCCTGTGCCGAGATCGGTCACGGTGTAGCTCACCGATTGCGTACTGCCGGGGGGTGAGAACATCACCAGCTCATAAGCCTTGGTGCGGTCTGTTGTTGGCACGGGAAAGCTGGCGCCGAGGTTGACCTTGGTGATTGCAGCAGTGCCCCGGTGCATGATCTGGATGTTGGCGTCTGCCGCGTCCCAGCCCATGCCGACGATGTTGGTGATCGTGCTCGGCTCAACGTCGGTCGGCGCGGCAGTAGTGTTGGCCATGCCGACAAAGGCACGGTTCGTGGTTGTTGCCACGCCGGTGGCTGGCCCCCAGCGGCAGACGTAAAAGAAGCCGCCTTCGTTCGCAGCAGCGCCGCCAACAGTCCAGCCCAGGTTGGGGTAGCGCCAGCCGGCAACCGCTGTAGTGGCTGCGGTGGTGACGAGATACTCAAGGCGCTGCGTTCGCGTCTGCCTGTTGGTGGTGGCGATGTTGGCGGATGTTGCGGTGCCTGTTGCAGTGAGCGTGGCGGTGCCGATGACGACAGGAGCGTTCGATCCACTGGCGCCCTGCCAGATGCAGATGCGGTTCTGAGCAAATGTCGGCTGCAGTGCAGCAGCGGCCGATGTGGAGCTGTTCTTGAAGCTCGGCATGGAGCGGCCGCCGATTGACAGCGCCGCGAGCTTGCTGCCTGCTCCCGGTGCGGTCGCTGCAGCGTTGTCCGCAAGAACCAGATCGCCCTCGTGGATCGTGACATCACCAGCGCCAGCCAGAGCGCCGGCGTTGTTGAACTGCACCTGACCCGTGCTGCCGCCCGCGCCAGCAGCTGGAGCGGATGCCCAGGTCGGGATTGCGCCAGCGCCGGCTGATTGCAGCACCTGGCCGGATGTGCC